CACACCTGGAAATAGCATATTAGGAAACTCTGACAAAACTCCTCCAGTAGCAGAAAAAACAATTACAGTAGATGACCTATTAATCAGCTCTGCATTTGTTTATGAGCTAGACGAGACACTCGCACACTATGAGTTGAGAGGAGAAATTTCTAAGAAGATCGGCTATGCACTTGCACAAAAGTACGATAGACTAATCTTCAGAGCTATTGCTAAAGGTGCTAGACAGGCATCTCCAGTATCACTTACCAACTTCGTTGAGCCTGGTGGTACACAAATCAGAGTTGGAGCAGGTTCTAACGCTGACGATGCTCTTGATTCAGCTAAGTTAGTTACAGCTTTCTATGATGCTGCAGCTGCACTAGACGAAAAAGGAGTTTCTGATGACGGAAGAGTCGCAGTTCTCAACCCTAGACAGTACTATGCACTTATCCAAGAAGCAGGTACAAACGGACTAATCAACAGAGACGTACAGGGTACAGCTTTACAGAGCGGAAACGGTGTAATTGAAATTGCAGGTATCAGAATCTACAAGTCAATGAACGCTCCATTCTTCTCTAAGTATGGTACTAAGTATGCACCTAACAGTGGTGCTTCAGCTGCTACTGACCTTGATACAGTAGATCCTGGAAATACAGGTTCATTCGTATCTGAGGACATCGAGACAGCTACAACAGTTACAGGCAACAACTACGGAGCTCGTCAGAACTACGGTGCTGCTTCTAACTTTGCAAACACATGCGGATTAATCTTCCAAAGAGAAGCTGCAGGTGTAGTAGAAACAATCGGGCCACAAGTTCAAGTAACTTCTGGAGATGTTTCTGTAGTTTACCAAGGCGATGTCATCCTAGGAAGACTAGCTATGGGAGCAGACTACGTGAACCCAGCTGCTTGTGTAGAATTGTTCGCTGGAACAACTACAAAGCCAGCTGCTTTCTCATAAGCTTAATTTTTATACGGGGGCACTCGCCCCCTTTTTTAATATGACAACAATATCTTACGGAGTGTCTACCGAACTAGATGCTATAAACTCAATTCTGATGAGCGTTGGAGAATCCCCAGTTAATACATTAACAGTGCAAAGCCCCGAAGTGGCTATAGCACAAAAGACTCTAAGGCAAATCTGCCGTGAGATACAAGCTGAGGGATGGTCATTCAATACAGAGAATGAGTACCCTATTGATCTTGATACAAATAACCAGTGTATCATTCCTAACAATGTCCTACAAATTGATCTAAATATTTATCAACATGGTAAGGATTATAACGTAGTTAAACGCAGTGATAATGGTGTCCAAAAGATTTATGATAAGAAGAACCATTCATTTACGTTTGAAAACTGTAGTAAATTATACTTTGATATAGTATGGATGTTTGATTTCGGAGATTTACCTCAACCATTCAAAGACTACGTAACGGCTAAAGCCACAAGAGTATCTGCTAACCGTATGGTTAACAACACAGAGACTGCTAAACTATTAGAGGCGGACGAAGCCTACGCTAGAGCACTTGCTTTAGAGTACGATGCCCGCCAAGGTGACCATAATGTATTTAATGATTACCAATATCAACAAGATGCAAACACCGTGTATCGACCATTTAAAGTATTAAGAAGAAGGTAATGGCAGCAGTCAATCAACGTATCCCAAACTTCCTTGGGGGTGTATCTCAACAGCCAGATAAAATAAAATTTCCAGGACAGTTAAGGGTATGTGATAATGCTGTCCCAGATGTTACATTTGGATTAAAGAAACGCCCCGCTGGAGAGTTTGTAAAGAAACTTACAAATGCTAATGCTACAGGTCATTGGTATGAAATCATAAGAGATGGAGATGAAAAATATTTAATACAGATCACACCAGCTAACCATGCTAGTATGCCTATTAGAGTATGGGATTTAGCAGATGGTACTGAAAAATCTCTGACAAATTCTAGTGGAGATTCTTTGTTTGCTTACCTTTCGGGGGCTACAGAGGAGTATGCTATTCAGACCATACAAGACTATACAATAATAGTTAACAAACAAAAAACTGTAGGTACTACAGGAAATACTTTTTCACCTATTCACAGTGGAGATTACTCATATGCAAGGTTGGATACTGTTGCTTACAATACTGAATATATATTATATAGTGGTACAGCTCCCACACCCAACACTTACTACAGGGTTACTTCTGTAAGAGTAGACGTTAGAGAAGTTATTAGTGAGTTCACTGTCACTAACCAAGGCTCTGGTTATTCTTCTACATCACCCCCAACTGTAACTTTATCAGGTGGAGGCGGTAGTGGAGCTACAGCTAAAGCAATAGTTCAAGATGGTAAAGTCATAAGGGTAGAAGTATCTGACTCTGGTAATGGCTACACATCTGCTCCTAGTGTTTCTTTCTCTGGAAGTGGTGGGGCTGCAGCTACAGCTGTCTTAGGAGATGGCCCTACATGGATCAGTGGTAATGAGAACCAAGCAAAATCTGGTACATTAACTTGGTCATTCTCTGGAGGATCTTCTGTAGATACTACAGGTGCTCAAGTAGGTGGTACAAATATTACAGAAAATATTGAAGGAAGTTTACAAGTAAACGGTCAAAGTTTTATTGCAAACAATATTGAAAACTATGATGGAAGTGACTTCTTAGGTTACACTCAGAACTATGATGTTCGTTATACAGCTACACTTGCATTAAGAGATGGCGGTCTAATTAAGACTACAAATAAATCTACAGCGGAAGGTATGTATGTAGATATAACTTTGGAAGGAGTTAAGTACCGTGTCTCAGTTGAAGCTGTTGAACCAGTATCAACATACAAAGGTGTGTCTGGTATAGGTTATTATAGGAGTCCTAAGAACCCTGAAAATGGTACGCTATCTATGGCTACTATTTTGAACGGACTTACATCTGCAGTTAATAGTGATTTAGCTAACGTTACAGCGGAGGTAATCGGTAGTGGTTTATTTATGTATGGTTCTTCAGCCTCTAGTGTTAACTTTCTTGGTGGTGCTGTTAATGAGAACATGAGTGTGATAGGTCAGAAAGCACAAGATATTGCTAGGCTACCAGCCATGTGTAAACAAGGTTATGTAGCACAGATATCTAACACAGCTGACCTACAGACTGATGATTACTACGTAAAATTTGAAGCGGATAACGGTGTCTCTGGAGCTGGTAGCTGGGAGGAATGTGTAAGACCCCATAACTTTGCGGGGACAAGTGCAGCTGATGCAATGGTATTAGGGTTAGATCCCGCAACAATGCCTCACGCTCTTGTCAATAATCGTAATGGTACATTCTCATTTATTAAATTAGATGAGACTACAGCTACTGCAAGGGGTAACGAAAACTATTGGGATGACAGACTTGTAGGTGATACCTTTTCCAATCCTTTTCCTACATTTGAAGGCAATAAAATACAGGAAATATTTTTTCATAGAAATAGATTAGGCTTAATCTCTGGTGAAAACATCATCATGAGTCAGCCTGGAAATTATTTTAATTTCTTTGTAGTGTCTGCTATATCTGCTAGTGATGATAACCCTATAGATATAACTGTATCTGATATAAAACCTGCATTTATCAACCATACATTACCTATTCAAAAAGGTTTGTTAATGTTCTCTGATAATGGACAGTTCTTACTATTTACAGAATCAGATATATTTAGTCCTAAAACTGCTAGACTTAAAAAGGTATCTAGTTTTGAATGTGACAGCAGCATACAGCCTGTTGATATGGGTACATCCGTACTATTTACATCTAATGTATCATCACATGCTAGAGCGTTTGAAGCTACAATCTTAGATGATGACACACCCCCCGCAGTACTAGAACAAACTAGAGTTGTCCCAGAATTTTTACCAAAAAGTATAACAAAGTCTTGTAATTCAGTACCTATAGGTATTGTGAGTTATGGACAGAAAGGGCAATCAGAAGTATATCATTATAAGTACTATAATAGCGGACAGAAACGTGAACAATCTGCTTGGTACACTTGGACATTAACAGGTACTATGCAGCATATGCTCTATACAGGGGGTAGTTACTTCACAGTTACTGCACAGGGTAGTGATTATATTCTTAATAGACATGAATATGTAACTGATGCTGATACTGATAGAGCTTATATAGTAGGAGGTACATCATCTGATATAGGTTCACCACTTAAAACAGCAAGATGGTTTGAGCCATGTCTAGATAATTTAGCAGAACCTACATCAATTACTGGTACTGCACAGACTACGACTGCCATTGAGAAGACTGTAGTGGGAATACCCTATACACCTACTGGGGCTGCTAACTTTTATTTAATTGGTATCTCTGGTAATGACAGTGATGGAAACTCTATTGCTGGTATAGTGAGAAAAGCTGATACTGTAGGTACAAATAGTGCTACATTTAATGGTATTAATATAGCTAGTAACGCTAAAGTAGTAGTTGGGTATAAATATACAGCTATTATAGAGCTACCTACATACTACTATAACCAAGGACAGGCTAATTATGACCTTGATGGAGAGCTACGAATCTCTGGAATCAACTTTGAATTAGGTGTATCTGGCCCAATGGAGTTCCATCAGAACCCTCTATATGCCGATATGGACTCTTATATACAATATGAGTCGGGTATGGTAAGTAATAGTAATAATTATAACGAACCTCCAGCTGAATTATCCAAGTCAGTTCGGGTTCCCGTACAAAAGAAGAACGATAAATATACCATGCAGATACAAATACCCGACCCATTTTCCACTGCCCTACTCTCAGCTAGCTGGGATGGCAATTATTCACCAAAACGACATGTACGAAGGTAAGTATATTAAGACCTGCACTCCTGAGTTAGCTCTCAGTGTGGGTCTTAACTTACGCTATGAAGATAGACGTGAGACAGAGCAAAC